ACACGGCACAGATACGCCTGTTTCGCGATGGAGCGCAAGTCTACCAAGAGAGCCAGACCTTCGCCCGGAAACAGGCGGCACAAGCGTGGGTGCGGCGACGTGAGGCAGAGCTAGATCAGCCTGGTGCAATTGAGCGAGCGAATCGCAAGGGTGTCACCGTACAGGACATGATCAAGCAGTACCTGGATGAAATGGAGAAAGTCCGGCCGTTGGGTAAAACCAAGGAAGCCACTCTAAATGCTATCGCGGCGACGGAGTTTGGTCAGACCGTTGATTCCGACATCAACAGCCAGCGGGTGGTGGACTTTGCGCTCTGGCGAATGAGCAAAGAGGGCGGCGGCGTCCAGCCGCAGACTGCCGGAAATGATCTGGCCCATCTTGGAGCTGTGCTGTCGATTGCACGGCCCGCTTGGGGATATGAGGTAGACCCTCATGCGATGGCGGATGCTCGAAAGGTGTTGAGAAAATTGGGTTACAACATGAAAAGCCGTGAGCGGGATCGGCGGCCGACCAAGGATGAGTTGGATAAGCTGCTAGAGCACTTTGTTGGTATTCAGCAGCGTCGCCCAAGTTCGATCAACATGCTCAAGGTCACCGGCTTTGCGCTGTTTTCAACACGGCGGCAAGATGAGATCGCCCGTATTCGTTGGGCAGATGTCGACGACGCGGGTAAGCGGGTGATGGTGCGTGACATGAAGAACCCCGGGCAGAAGATCGGCAACGATGTCTGGTGCCATCTTCCGGATGAAGCATGGCGCATCCTGCAGAGTATGCCGAAGACGTGTGCTGAGATTTTCCCCTATAACTCGTCGTCTATCTCGACGTCCTGGGCGAAGGCTTGCAAGTTCCTTGAGATTGAGGATCTGCACTTCCATGATCTGCGACACGATGGGGTGAGTCGGCTGTTTGAGATGAATTGGGATATTCCGCGAGTGGCCAGTGTCTCGGGGCACCGGGACTGGAACTCGTTACGGAGATATACGCATTTGCGTGGGAAGGGTGACCACTACGCCGAATGGCCGTGGCTGGAGAAGATCATTCAGGCGCCCGTGAAGTTGGGAGCCTGGTCAATCAAGTGAATTGCCAGGCTTGAAGTAAGCCGTTGAACATTCATTTGCGTTTATTTTTTTTCTTCATGCCACGAGGTTTGGTGGCATGCAGGGGCAATTGCATAGGATGGAGATCGATTGGCTGGTAGAAAAATCAGTCTGAGTGATCATTGCTTTTGCAAATCGGTTTTCCGGCTTCTTTCTCTCTGCGGGCCTTGATGGCAGTTTCTAGATCGCTGACATGCCTTCGAGTCAATTGCCCGGGGAGGGAAAAGGAGAGCAGCATTGCAAGGCAGGCTAGAAACAGCAGCACGCCTTCGACACCTGTCTGGACAATTTCTGGCCAGCCCAGTTTCAGTGTGGCCAGAAACGATAGTGCCAGGACCTGAAGGTACAGGTAGAACAGAGCGGAATGCTTTTGTAGATCCCGTTTGACTTGGGTGAGGTAGAAAGTGTCTTGCCGCCAGTTTCTTCCTTTAAGGGCACGTTCGCTCCCAACGATGGCCATCACAGCCACCAGGAAGCCAGCAAGAATGGAAAAGACAGTGACGAGTACGGAGAGCGCGTTACTGTTGTCGTGATATTTTGGTTGAAATTGCCAGGCAAAAAAAATCGAGATGACGATACAGGCCACAAAGTATATGACCTTTCGCCAGCTCAATTTCGGTTGAGGCGTACTCACTTTTTCCACTGGCCCTTTTCCAGCAGCTCATCACGATAGGTCATAAGCTGTGCATATACTTCGGTGTTAATCAGATCGTTTGCCCCATCCCGACGAAGGAGGCGAACTGTTTTTGTAGGGCTGACTTCGTTTAAACGCACCTCGGTTCCTTTCTTAGTGATGACGGTGACGTCGACCCCTTCCTCGTTCTCCTCAAGCACGTCTTCACCTACGCTTTTCATCACCTTGAGAATGATATCTTCCGCACGAGAACCGCCCTTCGCACTGATAACAGTGTTTACCTGGACCTCGCCCCAGTGCTGGGCGAGCTGCTGCAGTTGGTTCTCGTTAACATCTTCACTGAAAGCATGCTTCATCGCGCCTACGAACGACTTGAGCTTGCCTTTTACCGAAGAATGGGCCTGCTCTGCGCCTAGGACGTTTGTCGCCTGGTACATTGTGGTGCCTAACCTCAGCTCCTTAATGCCTTCTGCTTCAAGCACTGCTTTGGTATCTTCATTTGTGACTCTTTTCAGTTCGAACGCTGCGGTTTCACTTTTGAGATCGGCTTTACTAAACAGTTCACGTAGGTACGTCGCAACAGTATTGACCCTGAAGGATCCTTCAGTCACGAGGAGCACTTCGTTTTCTTCTATCAGCACAAATGCATCGGCATGCTTGAAGGCGCGGTTGGCCGGTGCACTGGTAGTATGGTCGTTATCGTGGGGCGCGGTTACTTTGATGCCAATAGTGGTCATCTGTTCGCCTGGCACGCCAGCCCCGATCGCCAGTCTCAAGGGCTCCCCAGTGGTGGTGTCTCTATGGCGAATACTGACGGTGCCAAGCGTTGACATGCCAATTTCTGTTTCGTCCATCCGCCCCTGTTTGTTCATGGCCTGGCGAACCAATTGTTCAAAATTTTTTTTCGGAGCAGCACCTTCGTTATAGGTGGCTCGGACGTAGTGAATGGCTTTATTGGCAGGGCGACGCGACACTGCTCACACTCCTTTGTTTTAGAAGGCCGTATCCTCAAAGATAATGTGTCTTTTGCCAAGCTCATATTGTAAGGAAATCCGTTTTTTCAGCTCGCCGCATTTTTTCTTGGTGATTTCAGCTTCGGCTTGATTGCCACAGTCAATGAAGGCTATCGCAATGCCCGGAATGACGCCCCATTGTCACCTATTCACTGCTCGAAAGCGTTAGATGGCTCGACGCACTCCACTAAGTTGATTGCATTCCTTTACTGCTGCGGCCCGTTGGGCGTCGAGGTATGAAGCCAGGTCGGTTATGTGGATACCTTTGGCGCTTTTTTGGCTCGGCTCCAGGCGGGTGATGGGGATCTTAATCTGCCCCGCCAAAACCTTGCGCTGGAACATTTCCGGCGTCAGGTGCGTGAAGTAGTCCTTGCAGATCTGATCAAGGGGGATAATCGCGCGGCCGTTGTACTGCGCCATCAGAATAAACGCAGTATTCATGAGATATCCAGGTGCTGTGCTTGCATGTGCTGTGTTCTCAGTTGACCACCGCCGGGATCATTGGTGAGAGGCCGGCGGCGGGGTGTTGCTTGGGGTTTAGTTACAGGGTGGCTTCATACAGTGGTACGTCACCGATCGCGCTCTGGATCTTTTGGCGAACGGCGTTGTACGCCTCTTCAAGCACTTTGTCTGGGCGTACCAGTTCAAACCACATTTGCAGGCGGCCTTCCAGAATGCGGTAGCGGAAGCGGGCAGGGACGCAGAAGGCGTCACCACCGAGGAACGGTTTCACGGCGATGAAAAATTGTTCAGGGATGCGCAGTTGGCCTGCTTCGCCGGCACGCCCATCGATTTCTTCGTTGTAGGTCAGTTGAACCTGGCCGTTGTCGAGTCGGGTGCCTTGGCGGAAGGTGATGTTTTTCTTGGCTTCCAAGGTGCGGCTAATTTCCAGCATGTCGGCAGGGCTGGGGTCGTTCGCTTCGTTTTCGCGCTGGGTGATGTCTCTGACGTTCTCTTCGATGAACTCGGCGAACGTTGCTTGATCCATGCGCTTGCGGTCGTTCTCTTTCCAGCGACCCCACTCGATGCTGGTAGGGCAACGGTACGTGGCAACGTGGTCGCGCCAGGCGGGGGCTGTTGGCTGGTGGTAGTCGATGACTGCCAAGAAGGTTCGGCCTTCAGGGCCGTTGCAGAACACTGCAGTCGCGGCATCGGCGAAGCGGTTCACGTATGCAATGAAGGACTCGGCATCAAGCACGGTGAGTTTCTGGCGCGTGCGGGTAGGGTTCGGTAGCAGGTGCTCAAGGGTGTGGACGCTCACGCTGTCAGGGAGCAGGGCAATGGGTGCAGCCAGCCCTGGGTGATCAATCGGTTTGCCGATCGCCTGTGCGAGGGTGACCAGTTGTTGAATGGCTTGTTGCATTGGATGTGCTCCGTTGGGTGATGCTGTGGTGAGAGGTTTTCGAATCAGGCGTTACGGGCTGACGTGGCGCAGTTTTTCCGGTACCGGGTCTTCACTGACTGTGCGCAACGGCAGGTCCTGTTGCCGTGGGTCGCGGCGGGTCAAGTTGCCCTCGGGGGTCAGGAAGAACAGCGATGTGCCGCGAGTCAGGATCGGTTCTTTCGCTTTAACGTCGGCCTTGATGGTCATCTGGCCACTGCCGTCAGGCTTGTAGGTGAGCTTGATGGTCAGCTCTCCACCCTTGCCGGTCTGGCGGATAGCGTCGATCAGGCTGTGTTGGGTTTCGCTGAGTTCATCGAGCAGACCTCCGGCTTCGATATCCCGTAACGTGTCGATGAAGGGGCGTGCTTTGCTCATGTGCTGTGCCTCATTGAGTGGATGTTGTCTGCCCCTGGACGGCAGGGGGCACCGTTGAATCAGGCTGCTTCCAGCGCTGCTTGGGCGTCGATAAAGGCGGCCAGGTTGTGCAGGTAAACCACCGGTTTGGTCCGGGCTGACCTGTGCAGGCGTGTCACGACTAAAGCAATGCGGCCAGCCTTGATCTCACTCAGCAGGTAGCGGTCCGTGCGGATGTGCGGGAAGTACTGTTCCCGCACTGCCGTCAGTGACGGGCAGGGTGTGGCGAACTGCTTACGAAGTTGGTCGAGGGTATTGCTCATGCAGCAACCTCCCCGAACCCCTCCGCTGGGGGCACCAACTTGAGCCGGATTAGTTCGGCGAGGCTCTCTTTGCTTTTGCCCATGCCGGTGGCGCAGACGTTGCCTTTTGCATCAGCGACAACGGCGCCGAATGGATACTCGGGCGAGTTAGTCGGGGTGACATAGGCCACTTGGCCTTCTTGAATCACGTTGTTGACACAGCGAAAGACTTCGGCCAGTTCCACTGTGCGGCAAGGCATGCTGTCCAGCAGGTCAATAGCTTCGCTCGCGGCGCCGATCAGTGTGGCGCGGCTGACCACGCCTGGACTGTCCAGATAGATTGGAATCAGCCGCAGGGCACCGAGGGCTTGCGTGTAAGCATTGAAGTAATTGGTTTTCATGCTGCGGCGTCCTTGTGCGTGATGGCGATGCCAAGCTTCTTTGCCAGCCATTGCACGCCGGCCTCGGTGACCATCACCACGGCGTAGTGCTTGTAACGGTTGGTGATTCCGATCTGGACGCTGCGCGGGTCTGAAAACAAATTGCCGCCGCCACGGTGGTGGCTGGCCAGGTCGCTGCTTTGCGTCAGCACGCGGAGCGCACGAAGTTGTTCGCGGAACTTCCGGGGTTTGAGGCCGAGCACGGCGGCCGTTTCGTCCAAGGTGCGGTTCATGGCGCGTTCCTCAGGCGACTGCTGCACGGGCGTGCAGCATGTCCACGATATGGTTGACGTTCGTGAACAATTCATCGAAGGAGCCATCGTTTGTCAGCCGCATGTCGCCAAGAGCAACCTGGATTCCGTTTTCGCTGCTGTGCGGTTTTACGGGTGTTGCCACCACGCGATCCATGTGAAGTACGACGCCGCCGCGCTTACGGATGAAGTCCGCTTCGTTGTTGAACCGAACGTCGCTGACGACGAAGCCGCGTGCGGTGTCGTGGGTGCGTGCCAGTAGGTCGAGGTTCTGCGCGGCCAGTAGCAGCCACAGTTCAGGTTGCACGCTGTTGCGGCCCCACTCAGTGCCTAGGGACTGCATAAGCTCGCGGGGTGAGCGTCCCAACCATGGCAACGCTTGTTCCTTTTGCTCGCCTTCGAAGTCGCATGGGCTCAGGTTGAGGATGTGCATCAGGCCGTCACGCAATGGATCAGCGAACGCGTAGGACTGGAATCCGTGATTGTTGACCAGGTGTTGTGCCGCGGTGTCTTTGCCCGAGCGAGCCCGCCCAGCAAGGCCGATTAGAAGTGTCCTCATGCTGCGTCACCCCCGAACGGCGAGTGGCTGTCATCAGCTGCGGCAGTGTTGAAAGCCTGGATGGCCGCGGTGCGACCTTTGGGGGTGGTGATCACCAGAAGCCCGGTGCGGCGTTGGATAGCTTCAACGGCGGAGCGGCTACTGCATGCAGCGGGGTGCAGGTAGACGGGGCAGCGGGTATTGCTGTGCTGTGTGGTTTGCATGGCTCGTACTCTTTGGTGAGAGGTGTACGAGGCAAAATTAGCAACAGCTAAATAAATTAGCAATAGCGGATGCTAATTTAACTTATTAGAGCCTAAAAAAAACCCGCTAGATGCGGGTTTTGAGTTTTGGTGGAGAACTCAGTATTTGATTTTGCTCGGTGGAACAATGCCGCCGACATAGTGAATTTGCTCAATTTCGCTACGAGGAATCGTCAATCGGCCATAACCATCGTTTACGGCCATTAGGCTGACCTCCTCCTGATTCTCATACAAAAGCTCTTTCACCATGCACTCACCGTTTACGCGTCGAACCATCACATATTCACCAGGTATAAGGTTGTGATTTGGTTCGCACCAAACGACCCAGCCATTTCGAATGGCTGGTGCCATAGATTCTCCTTTAACTCTTAATGAGTAAGCGCCAGGATCGGCAGTGGGGACGTCAATCCAGCCGTCTGTAGCTTCAAGAGCCTCCCAATATCCATTTGGACCCAACTGGGCTGTACCTCGTATGGTTGCTCGCCGGAAAGGCCTAGTAAATTCTGGGCCTGGGAGCAGATCGGAGCTGGGTGGTGACGGCATGACTAAAGTGTCAGCAGCTAAGCCGATTTTTTGCTCCAGGGTCCTCGCTGCTTTCTCCCCCATGGGCCTATGGCCATTTAAGAGCTGCGAGATGTAAGAAGCATCAAGATCATACTTATCGGCGAATTCTTTAGCCTTCATGAGGCCAATCAGGCGCCGCAGCGCTTGCACGCGGAGTTCATTGATATTCATCCCTGAATTTTTACGCTCATTTAGCAGTTAGTAAATTACAAATTGCTATTGCTCTGGCGTTTAGCAATTGCTAATCTTGTCGCACGACAGGAGACGGCCATGACCTTGCACGACTACATCAAAGCTTTAGATAAATCTGCACTTGATACGTTTGCAGAGCGCTGTCTCACATCCGCAGGACAGCTTAGGCAAGTCGCATACGGAAACCGCAGGGCTAGTGTCGGGTTGGCTGTTTGTATCGAGCGTGAGACTCAAGGTGTTGTCACCTGTGAGCAGCTTCGTCCAGACATTGATTGGGCGTATCTGCGTGGCTCAAAGGGTGCATAAAAATGCTGAGCTGGGGCCTCTCACCATAAGAATCCCCCAGCCCAGCAGTGGCGGTATGCAGCACACACCATAACGCCACATGAAACACCAGCCTGAAACCTCTCACCAAAGAAACACCAGGCCGGAAGTAACGAGCTACACGTACATGCAAGTCGCTACATAGCGCGTCGGCCCAGGACCTCTCACCATAAGAATCCCCTGGGCCGACTGGAACGATGAGCCGTGCTGCACAGCACGATTCGCACAGCACATCGGTCGTGGTCGTAGGATAGAGCGTGTTTGGCTCTACGGCCACACCGTAAACAGGGGATTTACGGTTATGAGTCGCACAGATCTTTTGCCGGACGCTGGTCCGGTCCTTTCTCTGCGCCATGCGCTTTATCGCGCTGGGCGTGATTATCGGGGTGGCATCACGGCCCTGGCTTTCGACATGGTCATGGATAACGACTCGCTTCAGAAGAAACTGAAGCTCGACGAAGAGCGCCGCTGGCTGACGCCGGACGAACTGGAAGAGGTTATCCGGCTGACGGCTAGTCCGTTGCTGCTCGACGCGCTGATGCGTCCTGCTGGGGTGGTTTGGTACAAACCAGTTCCAGTGCCTGCAACTTCGGAAGCGCTGAAAGCTGTTGGTAATGTTTTGGGTGAGACTGCAGAGTTCGTATCGAGCATGCATGAGGCAGCCAGGGACAACGTCTGGGAGCTTCATGAGGTCCTCGCGTTGGAGAAGCACGGAGCTGATGTGATCCGCGAAATTCTCGGCATCATGGCGGGTGCCCGTCAGGCGATGGAGGACCGCAAAGATGGCTGACGATATCGATCGCGCTAATGACCAGGCTCAATATCTGCTCGACGTTGCTCTTCAGCGCAGTCGCCGTATCCCTTCAAGTCGCGTCAGCGCTCAATTCTGCGAAGACTGCGATGACCCTATCCCGTTGCTTCGACAGCAGACGATTCAGGGGTGCCAGACCTGTGTCAGTTGCCAGGGGTTGCGGGAGCGGCGCAGATGACTGATCACGACAACCGGTTGCCTACTGCTGATTGGGCTCAGTTTTACGTTGATACGTTTGGTTTGGCGCTGGTTCCGATTGAGCCAGGTCAGAAAGGCCCGAAGGGGATGGGTTGGAACAAACCGGGTGGGTACTTCACCGATTCGGCGAAGGCTGCAGCGTTCTGGACAAAGAAGCCTGAGCACAACCTTGGTGTTGTGCTTGGCCCCAGCCGTATTTGTTCCCTGGACGTCGATGACGTGCAGTGGACGCGACATGTTCTCTATGACCAGCTCGAAATTGATCTAGATGCGATGGCGTTGGTGTTTCCGACGGTGGTGGGCAACCCAGCGCGCTTTCGTATTATGTTCCGCGTCCCTGACGGTCTTGAACTGAGCCGTCATTCGCTGGCATGGCCCAACGAGAAAGACCCTGACGGATCGATACACAAGGCGCTGATCGCCAAGGCAAAAGCCGCGAAGGAAGCAGGTGATGCGGCGGGTGAAGCCGAGGCGCGGGCTGAGGCGGACGAATACCAGCGCATCACGGTGTTCGAGCTGCGCGGCGGGTTGGTGCAGGATGTATTGCCACCATCGATCCACCCAGGCACGGGTAAACCTTACACCTGGCGCACGCCGCCGAGTGTGAGTGATGGCTTGCCGATGCTGACTCCAGAGTTGCTGTCCATCTGGAACAACTGGGACATCTTCAAGCGAGATGCCGAGGCGGCGTGTCCATGGGCGTCAAAGCCGAAAAAACCGCCGGCCAAGGTCATCAAGCGTGCGCCACCGGCAGCCGGTAAGCCCTCGGTGATCGACGAGTTCAATCGCAGTCACGACGTTGAAGAGCTGCTGCGTGCCCACAACTACATCAAGCGCGGCAGTAAGTGGCTGTATCCACACAGCAGCACCGGGCTGCCGGGTGTGACGGTCAGTGATGATGGCAAGGTCTATTCGCACCACGGCGCTGATCCGCTCGCGAACGGTCATCAGAACGATGCGTTCGAGGTGTTCTGCTTGTTGCAACACGGTGGCGATCAGTCGCGAGCGGTGAAGGACGCCGCGCGATTGCTGGGGATGCAGCATTCTTCGCGCCCGGACCCGCGTGATCTTCCCCCGACCCCATCTGGTGACCCGAGCGAGCCGAGCTGTGCGCCGGACGAAGCCAGCGAGGCTGCTCCGGCTTCTAACGGGGGGGCGGGGGAGGTGCTGACGCTTGAACAGATCCTTCGGCGGTATGCGCTGGTGGAAGGCACCACTCACGTGTGGGATTTCGATCAGTCGCGGGTGATGAAGAAGTCGGCGTTCGAAGCGCGTGTCGGCAAGCCGTTGGCGAAACAATGGGCGGAAGATACCGAGCACCGCAAGTTGATATCCGATGACCATGTGCGCGACATCGAGCAGTCGCGGCGGATGGCGGGCAAGAAGGGCGGAGCCTTCGGGATGCCGCCAACCGAGCGTTATGTGTACATCGATGGCACCAAGGACGTTTGGGATCGCGAGAAGAAACGCCGTGTTGCCGAGGGTGCCGTGAAAATGGCCCTCGGTGACACGTACCCATTGTGGTTGAACAGCAGCGAACGGCGGGTGGTTGACGTTGATCACATTGTCTTTGACCCGACGATGACCAAAGACCCGAGCGTCTACATCAATACCTTTGATGGTCTGCCGCTGGAGCCGCTCAGGGACGATGCCGCATGTGCCAACTTACGGTGGCTGATCTCGTTTCTATGTAACCACGATGAAAATGCGGCGCTCTGGTTGACTCGCTGGCTGGCGTTTCCGCTGCAGCACCTGGGCGCGAAGATGGATACCGCTGTGCTAATGCATTCCAGCATGGAGGGCTCGGGTAAGAGTCTGTTTTTCGCCGATACCATGGGCAAGTTGTACGGCCAGTATGCCGCGACAGTCGGACAGACCCAGTTGGAAAGCAATTTCAACGCCTGGCAAAGCCGGAAACTTTGGGCCGTGTTCGAAGAGGTGGTTAGCCGCGATCAGCGCTACAACCAAGTGGGGAAGATCAAGCATCTGGTCACGGGCAAAACGGTGCGGATGGAATCTAAGTTCATCAATGGCTGGGAGGAGTCCAACCATATGAACGCGGTTTTCTTGAGTAACGAGATCATGCCGTGGCCGATCAGTGATAGCGACCGCCGGATGCTGGTTGTCTGGCCCTTGGATACTTTGCCGGTGGAGCGTCAAAAAGCCATTGGCCGGGAGTTGGAGCAAGGCGGTGTCGCAGCCCTTTACGGCTGGCTATTGTCGGTTGATTTGGGCGACTTCAATCAGCGGACGCGTCCGCCATCCACTGACGCCCGTGAGCGGCTGGTAGCCTTGAGTCGGGCCGGTTGGCAGACATTCCTGCACCTGTGGAAATACAGCGAGTTGGGTCAGGGGCTCTGGGGGCCGTGCCTATCTACTGACCTTTACTCGCTGTTTCTGGAGTGGTGTCAGCGCAACAAGGAGCACGTGATGAGTCAGACGAAGTTCTCGCTGTTCATCAATTCCGAAGTGGAAAAAACGCGATCGATACCTTGGACCGATGGCAACAATCGCAAGTTTGGTGCGTTCTTCTTCCCAGTTGACCAGGACGCTTCCCAGCCCCCATCACTGGCGTCGGCCGTGCTTGGCGCGGTGGTTGTCAACTGGCGGGCAAACGCGAAGCTGGCAGGGTGGAATGTGGACAGCTGGGACCACATTAAGGCAGTTGCCGCATGACTACGCCTAAAAGTGTGTTGGGTGTGTCGGGTGTGTGTCGGGTTGGTTTTGGCTACCCAACACAGTTTCAGTCCTTTATTTGCGCGCGCTTCCGGCTGTTGTGTTGGGTGTGTTGGGTTTGGCGTCGCGTGCGCGCATGCGTGACGTTATTTGCACTGAAGATAACGGTAAGAATTTTTTATTATGCGAGGACAGAAAAACCCAACAAACCCAACACACTCAACTCAAAGTTAATAAAAGTGTTGATTTTTAAAGGGATTTATTTGTGTTGGGTTTGTGTTGGGTAGCGGGTTTTCTGTGTTGGGTTCGGTTTTTCGGGGGGTAGGGCAATGATCGAGGCAATGGAAGTGCTGCTGAAGCACTGGGGCGAGCAACTTCGGAGTAATGGTGAGGTGGGGGGCATGGGTAGCCCGATGGCAACGATCATGGAGTGGGGCGGATGTGCAC